TATAACAAGGACGCGCACTCTAAGCCGTAACCGAGAATGACGCAATAACCTACAAGGCGGGGCGAAAACCGACGTTGACGTTCCGATTCGTTGCATTGTTGTTGTTCCAGTTGCGGGCCGAGTAATACCCCCGAACCGCACGATTCGACGCCCAAACAGAGATAACCCTAATAGGAAGATACTTTTTGTTCAGTTGTTAGCGTTTAGAGGCCGCTGCTATGAAATATTTCTGCAAGCCTCCGATGATGCGCCCCAGTTCGTTGAGCTTTCCTTGCAGCTCGAGGAGTTTCTTTTGCGTGATGTACTTCTGCGTCCGGGCGACTCCAAATAGGACAAGGAGAAGCGTCTTCTCGGCGTCTGCCTCGTCGAGCCACTCGAGCCGCTTCTTGACGACGGTGAGGTTGTTCGCCATGACCGCCGCTCGGATGAGCTTGAAACACGATTGTTTGATCTCCTGCGATAAGGAAAACTTTTCAGCCTGGGGGAAGTTCTTGAGCAAGGGGTAGACATCTTTTTCGAGAAAGATTTCAGCCTTCTTTTGTAGAGTCGATGGTTCTGCCAACGAACACACACCTCGCATTTCTGATGCGGGCGATCTCGTCGATGTCCCCGAAGAACTTGAAGCCGTAGTCGGTGAGCTGGGCCTTCGCGGGTTCTCCCGTGAGGTCGCTGTGCCCCTCAATGACGAGGCCAGCCTCCCCCTCGAGAGTGAGACCGTCCATAGTCTTGAGGGCGAGCTTGTCGTCGGGCCTGTCCCGACATCCTTCACATGCCGGGCAAAGCTCGCCGAAGAAGTTCCCGAGTATGCAGCTTGTTTCCTTGCGGGTACAAGCGACCCTATACATAGATTTTCCGCGCCACGGGGTCAAAGATGCCGGAGACAATGAGCACAGCCTCCACGGAGTCAAAGTTCTTGAGGAAGACGTTGTTCACCATATTGTTGAGCGTGGCGTCCTTCAAGACCTTGATCTCCTGCTGGTTGGCGGCGATCAATCCCTCATGGAGGATGACGGCCTCGCGGTTCTCAAAAATGCCGTCGTCCATGTGGTTCATGTTCGTCTGACTCAATGGCGTCCCTTCCTGGATGATCTCGCCCGTCTCGACATCCTGGACGTGGTCGAGCCATCCGATCTTCTCGTAGGGTTTCATTTGACCTGTACCTCCATTTCTTTTTCAAGTATTTTGTATTTGAAGGCCACATATAGCCCCTTGCTCGGTGGTTTCTCGAAGACGCGGTCGGTCGCTGCGATGACGTCGCCGTCCGTGTCCACGAGCTGAACGTCGCCCACGGTGCCCGTGACGGTGTCGTCGAAGTAGACGTAAATCTTGACCTCGTCCGCGCTCACGAGACGCCGGAACGGCTCGACCGTCTTCGGCTCCCCGTTCAGTGTATAGGCCGCATGGTCGATGGAGTCGGCGAGCCGCCGCCCGATCTTCTCAATGCCGACCGCTGTGATCGTCTTGCTCATGAGTTTCTCTCGCCTCCCGTCGTGTAGGTAGTCTCGGAGCAGCGGAGCCCCGAGGAGCAGATAGGATAGGTTCGCCCGCCGACGTCCGCCACGGAGCCCGCCTCCGCCGTGGAGGAGAAGCTCGCGTACATGACGTAGTCGTAGGGCTGGTAGCACTCCTCGGAGGCGGCGATCATGCCGACCTTCGGGAACTCCACCTCGCCCGCGTCGTCCCCGCCTTGGGCCGTGACCTCGCTTTTGAGGAGGTGGCCGATGCTTGCGATATGGGGCCAGACGCCGCAAACGATCTCGTTACACCTTGGATAGTGGGAATAGCCCGTTATGAGCCCGGAGCCGATCTCGATGACGGCCCCGGCCTCCGAGCCATAGGCGGGCTTGCTGCTGCCCTCCTTGACCTTGCAGACCTCGGCGTCGATGACGTTGAGGTCGTTGACGCCGCTCTGCTGCGAGCCCTTGAGGAAGACGATGAACTCGGCCCACCTCTCGGGGTCTTGGAAGACGAAGGGCTCGATCGTGCTTTGCTCGTAGCCCAAGGCGGCGAGGGCGTAGAGTATGCCGTCCTTGAGCCCGCCCTTCTCGGCAATAATGCCCTTCATGGCGAGCCGCGTCCGATAGCCCTCGACGCTCTCTCCTGCAAGCCTGGGCATATTGCGATCTTGCCCATGGACGGGGAGCATGACGGGGGAGGCCGTGGCGATGTTGGTCTCGTCCCTCACCCGGAGAGCGTCCTCCTTCAGACCGTCAAAGACCCGCCCGATGACCTTGAAGAAGATGAAGAACTGATTGACCGCCCGCTTGCCCTTCTTCAACGGAGCAAAGAGGAGGTCGAACATATACTCGCCGAAGTGGTTGTATTGCTTCACCCGGGCCTCACTCCCTTCTCACTGTCACGGAGACGGCCCCCAGGGTGATGACCTTGTCCTTGTCGAGCTTGACGTCCTGGGCCGGGGTGACGATCTCGGCGTTCGTCGCGGCGGTGTAGCCGCTGCGGATGGCGTGATTGATGTCCGAGAGGGTGAGCTCGTTGAACTTGCGGCCCTTGCGGACGGCGAGGAGCTCGGTGAGGATAGAGGCGACCTTGCCCTTGATCTCCTCCGCGTCGGAGACGTCGGAAGTGGTGACGGCGACCTCGATGTCCTGGGGAACGACGACGGAGGACTTCACAAGTATATTATCGTATGGCCCGGCGATCTTGTCAACTGCTTCCCGAACTGCGTCGAGAAGTCCTTCCGTAGCCTCGCCCGCCGTGCCTGTGACAATGACGTCGACCGTGCCCTGCCCCCTGGGGTGCTGACAGTCCGCTTGAGCGAACAGGACGCCCGCCACGCTCTCCGCCGCATTGATGAACGTGTCCTCAATGGGCCGGGCCGCGAGCTCCGACCACGAGCGGAGCGTCCGGGTCTTGAGCCCGTCGTCGTCCTCGGTGTCGCTGCCCTCCCGGATTATCCAGTCCGGGCCGTTGCTGATCTCGTCGATGCCGTTGATGAAGGTGAGGCTCCGGGTAATCTGCCCCTCGGGGACGTTGTAGCGGGAGCCCTCCATCTCGGCCTCGACGAGGACGTCGACCGCCCGGGCCCCCTGTTGGAGAACCGTCGCCTCGAGGACGAAGAAGCGGAGCTCCTCGCCGTTGATGTCCTTCTTCGTCTTGAAGACGTGGCCCTTCTCGATCTTGACCGCGTCCCCCTCCGCGTCCGCTCTGGACACAGTGACGAGCCCCCGGGCCTTCTGCGCCTTCTTGCGCTTCTTGGAGTAGTCCGTCGCCTTGAGGTCGAGCCACGCGCCCGAGGCGTGAGTGACGAAGGCATTGTTGAGGAAGTTCCGAAGGAACTGCTTGAACTCCCTCTCAATGCGGAGGACGATCATGAGCAGCGTGTAGAAGATGCCGCCCGAGTGGAAGTTCGTGACGACGAAGCCCTCCTTCTTGAGCTCGGCGACGAGTTCGTCCCGGCGCTCCTCGATCTCTGGAAGGGGGAGGACGGCGTCAAGTGTGTCTTTGTCGATCATGCTGCTTTCACCTCCACATCGACCGCGCTGATGATAACCGTGAGGGCCCGGGCCGTCTCCTCCTCGGTAAATTGGAACTTGCAGGAGAGAACGAAGGCGTCGTCCTCGAAGTCGACGTTGATCTCGATACTTTCGGGGAGTATGACCTCGCGCTTCTGCAATCCGACCCGGGCCCGCTGCGCGATCTCGAGGCGGGTGAGGTCGTCGTCCTCAGACTGGATGAAGTCGTAGAGCCCCCAGCCGAAGGTCAGGTCGTAGAATAGATCGCCCGGCTGCGTGAGGGCCTCGAGGATGATGTTCTGGTAAAGACACTCGAGGCCGGAGCATAGGGGGGCGTCCCCGTCCGCTGCCTGTGTGAGCTGCCACTCGTCCGAGAGCCGGATGTCGGTGTCGGTCAGGCCCGTCATAGCTTCACCTCCCTAATGATCGCCGGGGTGTCCCCGTAGGCCATAGCCACGGAGACGAAGGCCCCGGTCTTGAGTTGGATGCGGGAGCGAATGTCGGGGAAGGCGGGGAAGGACTCGTCCACGTTCCCCCAGCGATCGACGACTTGGAGGGTGTACTCATACCAGTGGGCGGTGATATGCCCCCGGTAGCTCGTGCCCGTCTCGTCGTTGTGGATGACGAGGTCGTTGTAGTCGAACGTCTCGCCGAGCTGTGTCGCCTTCGTGACGACGGCGTAGAGCGCGGCGGGGGTCTTGAGGAAGGCGTAGTCCTGGGCGATGACCTTGTTGACGACCGCCTTCACCATTTCCTCGAGCATGGTCTCGCCCCCTTCTTAGAAATAAATCCTTGTGCGGATGAAGCCGTCGTCGTTGGTAGACGAGACGACCTTCGTGACCTCTTGCTCCCCGCTGATCTTCGGGTGAATGACGTTGATCTTGTGGGAGTGCCGGACGAAGGGGGCGGAGACTGTTTCCAGCTCCCACACGCCCCCGAGCCGGACGAGGTTGATGATATTGACGCCATACTCGAACGTGTAGACCTTCTGCTGCTCCGGCTTCTCGCCCCAGTAGAAGACGCCGCCCGAGAAGAAGAACCGCTCCTTGAGGCTCCACGCCGCATTGACGGCGTTGATCGCCTGGACGCCGGACATCTGCCGGATGGGGAGCTTCTTCCGCGTGGGGAAGCCCCGGGCGTTGAGCTTCTTCTTCCCGACCCCGGCCTGGGCCAGGACGTAGGAGATGACCTCTTGCGGGGTGGTGTCGAGGAAGGTGTTGTTGATCTGCGTGTCCTCGAGTAGCAGCATCTCGTCCTTGAGGGTGATCTCGTCCGCCCCGCCGCCCTTGTTGTAGGGCCGGGCGACGAAGCCCGTGAAGACCTCCTCCGTGACGCCGTTGTAGCCGAGCTCGATCGCGGCGGGGTCTTTCCGGGCGAGGCTGATCTCCGGCTGAAATTGCTCGGTGAACCGTATCTTCGCCCAGTCAAAATATGAGGACTTCGCCGAGAATATCTCGAACTCGATGCCCGCGTCCAGTGTGTAGGGCCCGGCCCGGGCGGCGATCTGCGGGTAGAATAACTCGAGCGTTTCCATATATCGGCCTTCTTTCCTATTCTGGAAGCATCTTTGCGATCATACTAACGGCGGATGAGGCGACCCCGGAGAGTGCGTCTCGAGCCACGGGAGACACGCCTCGGCCTGTCTCGAGGTAGCTCTTGTATTCCTCGGAGAGGCCGCTCGACGCTGCGCCTCCCCCGGAGCTGCCGGAGGACTTCCCCCCGGAGCCGCTCGCTTTGGTCGCTTTGATGGTCTGCGGGATATACTCCCAGAACTCGAGGGAGACGGTGATCTGCTCCTTCTTTGCCTCGGCCTTGTGGGAGAACCCCTTAAAAAGCACCTTGTCGATGCCGTGCTTCGCTGTGTCTTCGCTGACAATGGGGATGGGCTGCGGGACGGTCTGGCCCGGCTTTCGGAAGATGGCCCGAACCGTCTCGAGTGCCTGGTACTTTGTTCTCGTCGGGGTGTCGTCGAGAATGAGCTCGACGGTGATCTTCGCGTCCTCGTAGCCCGTCGCTTGCTTCGGCTTCGTGGCGCTGCCCTCGACTTCTTGCTCGTCGATCTTCGCGGACTCCTTGACCTCGATACTCTTGACGAGGCCAGGGAGGACGACGCCGTTCACTTTGACGAGTTGGTCTTCGACATATATCACGGTGCGCCCTCCCTTCCCTTATGCTGTGACGGCCTCGGGGTCGTTCGCCGTTTCTTCGCTTTCGTTGGCGTTGGCGAAGTCCTCGACCTCTTTGAGTAGCTCAAGGAGCTGTTGCAGGTCTTTGATCTTCTTGAGGTCGACGGGAATGAGTAGCTTTTGAATGACGACTTGCTTCGCCCCGTTCCCGTCGCCGGAGCTGCCGCCCTTGTTGTCCTTGCCTTCCCCGCCGTCGGAGAGGGAGACCTTCTTCGGAGGCTCCCGGTCGACGGACGGCTTCGGCTTCTCTGTCTCGACCGCCTGGGCCATATTGCCCGACACGGGCTCGACCGCCGCGTTGAGCGTGGTCTTCTCGAGGACATTGTTCGCCATGCCGAGGCCCTTCTCAATGGCCTGGGCCGGGGCGTTGGAGGCTTTCTCGAGCCCGCCCGCGTAGGTCGTCATCGTCCTCTGGCCCGAGAGGGTCAGGGTCGAGAGCGGGCCCTCTTTGGCGTCGGAGAAGGGGAGCATATTTCGGATGCGCTGGAGCCCGCCCTTGACCGCGTCGACCGCGCCCGAGAACGCCGACTTGATACCGTTCGCAAACGTCGAGATGACCTTCTTCCCGGACTCGAAGAACCACGAGACGGCCCCGGTGACGGTGTTCTTGACGGCTGTGATGCCGTTCGAGAAGGCCGTCTTCACGGCCTCGAACCGCTCCCGGACGCCGGAGGCGATATTCGTGACGCCGGAGACGAACTTGTCCTTGATCGCGGTGAGCCGCCCGCCTGTGAGGTTATCCAGGAACGAGAAGCCCGCCGTGTAGATGCCCTTGACGCCCTCGATCGCCGCCGCTGCCGCGCCGCGTATGCCGCCGCCGTGTGACTCGTAGGCGTTCCTCATGTTGTCCAGCTTCTCGGCGACCGTGTCACGGGCTGCGCCCATGACGGAGCCGATCACGTTGCCGATGCCGGAGAAGATCGCCTTCGCGGTCTCGAACGCTGCGCCCAGCTTCTCGCGGAAAAAGTTGAGGATATTGTTGACGAGGTTTCGGAACCACTCGCATTTGTTATAGAGCAACACGATTGCCGCTATCAGGGCCACGATACCGATGACGACCCATGTGACCGGGTTCGCCAGGAGTGCCGCCGTGAAGCTCCAAACGCTGCCTATGAGCGGCGATAGCGCCGCCCTTGCTATCCCGAACCCCGCCTTGAGTATCTTGAAGGCGGAGACCGCCTTCGTGATGACGAGGCCCACGCCGCCCACCACGGCGGCGACGGTGCCCGCTATGGTGAGGAACCCGCCGATCGCCAGGACGACAAGCATGATGACCTTGACGAGCTCCTGGTTCTCCTCTATCCACGACCCGACCTTCGTGAGGACGGTCTCTCCGGCGCTCATGAGGTCGTTGATCGTGGGGAGCAACGAGTTCCCGATGGACTCCTTGACGTTTTGGATGCGCTGCGTGAG